AACTTCCAAAGTGGTTATACCCACTTAGTAAAACATCGATAGATTTTTCAAGTATGTCGAAAGGTGACGGCAGAAATCAAACATTATTTAATTATATTCTTACATTACAGGGTGCCGGAATGAGTGTCCCTGATATTAAAAAAACAATAAAGATAATAAATAAATATATTTTGCAGCAGCCACTTCCAGAACATGAGATTAATACAATACTTCGTGATGAAGCTTTCATGAAAGAATCATTTTATATTAAAGGTAAGCTGCAATATGAGGATCTTGCTAAATACCTCATTGAAAATCAAAACATTGTAAAAATTAATAATCAACTGCACATATATAAAGATGGTGTTTATACAAATAACCTTAATGAAATAGAAAAATCTATGTTGAAATATATAAATAATTCAACCAAAAATATAAGAAATGAAGTTATAAACTATCTTAATTTGTTAGCTCCAGAACAGGTACAAGCATCATCAAATTTAATAGCTTTGGGTAATGGAATATTTAATATAGCAACTAAACAGCTACAAGATTTTAATCCAAAAATAATTATTAAAAATAAAATTCCAATAAATTATAATCCTGAAGCATATTCAGAAATAGTTGATATAACTCTAAATAAAATATGTTGTAATGATAAACAACTCCGGCTGTTAATTGAAGAAATGATAGGATATACATTATTCAGGCGTAATGAATTGAGAAAATGTTTTATTCTTACTGGTAATGGACAAAACGGTAAATCAACTTTACTTAAAGTAATAAAAGCAATGTTAGGCAATGATAATTTATCATCAGTAAGTTTAAAAGAACTTGGAGATCGATTCAAGACTTATCAGCTTGAAGGAAAGTTAGCTAATATCGGTGATGATATTTCTAACAAATATATTGATGATAATGAAACTTTTAAAAAATTGGTTACAGGTGAGACCGTCAATGTTGAGCGTAAAGGTAAGGACCCTTTTGATTTTGAAAATTACAGTAAATTAATTTTTAGTGCGAATGATCTTCCACGTATTAATGATTTGTCAGACGGCTTAAAAAGCAGACTTATATTTATACCTTTTAATGCAAAATTTACTAAAGATGATCCCGATTTTGATCCATTCATAAAGGATAAGTTACTTACCAATGAATCACTTGAATATCTGCTTAAAATAAGTATTACAGCACTTGAAAGGATATTAAAAAACAATAGTTTTACAGCTTCTAAAGCATCACAACAAATATGGCAGCAGTATGAA